GTCGCGACAATTCACAGGTTCGGGTGTCCTACAACACGCCTACGTCCTGCAGTAGAGCACTGCAATTTTTCTTTTGGCAGCCGCGGCTTCCGCCGCCTCACCACGACCCGATCATGGGGCGTACTAACGTTCTCTCCCAGGGCTCCTTCAGCTGACCATCGCTGGCCAAGGCGCCCCTTCTACTAGGAAAGTGCTTTCTGCACAAGCCACTGATCCAATCTCGGATCGCGTCCGTTCACTACTTGTCTTTCTTGACGTCTATCAAAATCGTCCCGTTGTCATGTTCACTATAAGGCGGTAACTCTTCTTCGACCTCTATCATAAGAGGAAAAGAGTCTTTCCGAACCTCGCGGGGCACTAAGTACCAGCGTCGAGTCTCGGCCCAAGTCGGCCTGCTAACCGCGCACCGCCCGCCAAAACCACTAAGGTAAGGCGTGTAGTGCGGGCGAGTAGGCCTAATTAAAGACATCTTGAGCTTGAACTCTAGTTCTGATCGCTTACAACGGGAGGCGAATTCCACGCCCCACTTCCACGCTGCGAGCTCCATCGCCGAAACTTTCCTATCGTCCTTCCGAATCGTATCCGGATCAACAAATGTGCAGCCGTCACGAGGGACAACTACGTTGTGATCGGGACCTAAATCCGGCAAGGTCTCGGAAGGCCTGTCGAAACGAAGGTTCCACTTGCGAGTCAATCGCCACGCAAGTTCACCACGGAAGCCAAGCTCGTGCGTCGTTAGGCGATAAGCCTTAAGTGACGGTAAATGCCACCTAAAAAACTCAAAACCCGCACGGAACCTGGCTGGACCGTGGATTCCTCGAAGGAAATCCTCGTAAGTCCTGCAAAGTGAAGTGATGTCACCACATTCCCTAAGCATACCAAAGCGCAACGTCTGGCGCACTTTATATTTTCCCCTTTCGCGAACTACTAAGGTAGAATTAAGTGAGCCGTAATCGGCCGATACACTCGTTTTAGTCCGCTCTACCTCGAGTCCCAAAGACGACACTGTATCCATCCAACGCTGACTGAAGTCAGGGCTGGAACGGAAAAGAATGTCGTCACCGTTAATTTTGCAGGGAAGGTTCCTGCCTCCGGCCCACAGAAAGGCCATCCTGTTCTGTATGCACAGAAGCGGGAAAGAGAGGTAAGACCCCATCATCTGCCCAACACGGGGGACAAAATCTAGAGCGTTTTCAAGGTTATACAAGTTAGGCCGCATAATGCTCAAAGCACCCTTCATCACCGACTGCGGCACAGAGACCGTAGAGGAAAGAATGGTGGCGATGATCATTTCCGCAACCTCAATACTGAGGTTGTCGGTGGCGGACTTGTAATCACCAGAGGTGAGGACCTCTCCTTCAACATACCTAAAGTCCTTCAGGCTGTCAGTGGTAACATCGCCCCGGTTGAGCCAAGATTGTCGAGACAATCTGTCATAAATAGCCTTATGAAGAGGCCGTAGACAGAGAGTATCAGACGAAAACTTGGTCAACGCGCGGGGCTTACCTGCTGACTGGACGACAATCATCTTCGCCCGGCAATCAAGATCAAACTCCACATCACCGAGGCAAGCCTCGAGATAAGAAGAATGATCCATGCCGGATCCCAACGACCCGCCGTCCTGCCTAGAGGACTCCGTGGTAGAAGATAGGGGAGGTGAGGTGGTGACGACGTGGTCCTCGTAAAGGCCCCGGTCCCAGCCAGACGGGAAGATCTTACGAACTTCCTGACTGACGAACCGGAGGTAGCCTCGTGGGAGTGACCGTGGGGGCCGAGAAAGGGTCTTCTTCAGGTCTGACAGCATCGTGGCCTCCATGCACCGACAAGAGTCGGGCAGGAGCTTCTTGATGGACTGCCAGGCCATGATCTGATCCTGGTCCTCTGCGGGGCAATTCCCTAGCAGCAACTTTACCTTCCTCGCGAACCCCGAACAAGTCGGGGCGTAGCTCAGGTCGTAGTCACCTTGTGGTTGATGGAAAATGCGCTCCCACGTCTGAATGGCTCGCTGGA